TTATCGTGACATAGATGATGAAATCAAGTTAGATGTGTTGAAAGAGATAGAGTGATAATCTTTCTAATTTTTTTTGTTAAGATCGCATTTATCTATATCATCTGAGGAAATGCCCCCTTTCTTATATAATGATAGTATTAGCCCTTTATTCTAAGATATTCACATATGTGTGATATATATGTTTCACATTGAGAAATGAAATCTTCGTCTTTCACGTATTTTTGAATTTCTTCTATAACATCTTCAAAAGACAAGTTTTAGAATATTTATTCAAACATAGACCCCTCTCCGAATATTATCCATTCCAATGAAACCCCATAATCATAAACAAGATAATATATCCATTCGGGCTTCAAAACACTACGGTCTGGATTTTTTCTCACATTTGCTATATTGGTACGAGTTATATTGTGCTTCCTCGTGAATGTTTTAAGCCCACGAATGCGTTTCTGTGCTTTGAGCATATCAATAGCTTCAAAGAAACGTTTAGTTATAGCGATTCCTTCTTTAGAAATTTTCATGACTCAAATTTTAGTCTTTGAAATCCATAGATGATTACATATTTGTTTTTATAATCGCTTCATACATCCGAGCACATGGAATACATGTCTTATCATATTTTTCGGTAGTTCTTGTATTCCGTATTCAGGAGATCTGTTTGTTGGGATTAAAGAATAACTATCTGGATTGGATGCAGGACCTATCCTTTTTATAGTTCTCATGTTGTTGGTTGTGATAATAGCATAAACCTCACCATAAGGTAGAAAAGAAGCATCCTCTATTTCCTTTAGAGCTATTATATCGCCATGTGTTATTTCAGGCTCCATTGAATGTCCAGTGACATTGCACCAACATGTAGCTTCGTTGTACTTCTGAAAGTTAATGAGGTATTCGGGCGTGGTAGTCTGATCGTTCAGAACGATGTCGAATCCGCCGATGAAATCGACATTGTAATAAGGCACACCTTGTGTGTAGCTTTTTTGTGGAGTTGGCGCATTCCATTCTGATTCATGAACCATGCCTATGTTGCTACTGAGGGTGTATTGCTTGCTTTTTTGTTTTTCTTCCTCCTTAATCATCGGGACATCCGCTCCTGATAGCCACCCTGTAGTAAGGTTAAATTTTTCCTCCAGTATCTTTTTATACGAATCCTTAAAGGATGTCACTCCGTTCTCCATTCTTGAATACGTGTTTTGACCGACTTCAAGAATGGCAGCCATTTGTCGCTGTGTGAGATTCTTGTGAGTCCTCAGCAACTTCAGTCTCAAAACAGGATTAGTATCCATAAAAATCAATTTATTATCCCTTTTAAGGATATTTAATGAATAAAATATCCATTTTATCCAAATAAGGGATATATTTGCACTACAATAATAATCTTAACGAAGCAAAGATAATGAAAGCCGTAGTAAAATCAAACATTCTGCCCGATAATGGGATAAAAATGACCTTGAAGGACTATTACGAATCTCTTCCCAAAACCACCAGCCCCAAGACCGAGTTTTTGAAGAGGGTTGTGGACGAGTGCGGAGTATCGTTCGGCACTGCGATAAACTGGGCAAAACGTGGTATGCACCCAGCGGACGAGAAGCACCTTCCCACGCTGTCGAAACTGACCGGAATCCCCGAAGAAGAACTGTTCGATTAAGAGTCATAAAGTGATGGAAGACATGGAATTTTACATGGCGGACGGTGAGTTGCTCTGTCAATATCCAGACGGTAGCGTGAAGCCAGTTACTGATAGCGACACAGACTTCATCCGAGAGATGGTAGCCACTATAAGGGAGTGGTATCCGGGAGCATACAATGCCCTATCGGAATGTTACAGCAGAAGTGTGAACAATGTTCCTTACTTCCATTACCTGATGGTGCGGCGTTTCTTGAAGTGCAACTTCGGTAACCTTGACCACACGGCGTTGGACATACAACGGACGGGTAAGTTCAACTTCGAGAAGGTGCATTGCCCGTTGAGGGGCGAGTGCCGCTACGAGGGTGAAATATGCGGAGCAAAGTTCAACAGCCGCCTATCCGCAGCGGAGGTTAGGGTAATGCGCTTGGTGTACGATGGAATCAGCAACGACGAGATAGCAGAACGACTGTATATCTCCCCTCACACGGTAAAAAATCACATAAAGTCTGTATATCTGAAACTTGGGATTCACGAGAAATCCGAATTTATCCAGTATGCACACAATAACAACCTTTTTAATGATTAACTATGTTAAATGAAGCCATTTTAAAGATTGTACTAAACGACAAAACATTTAGTCAACTAGAAGCTGAAAAAATAGTAGGAAGCCGAAACCGACTATTTGAACTAGTTGGGAATGGATCTATCCGTGCAGAGAAAAAACCGTCAAATAGACAAAACGGAAGATGGTATTGTAATGCTTACGATGTAATCAAATTCGCCTGTATAAAATAAGCCCCTTAATAACATGAACACAACTTGTATTATCCCACGGTCAACAATCGAGAAACGATACGACAAGGCAAGGGAAGATTTCAACGACCAATACGACAACTCCCCTTACAAATTGAAATGTAAGGAATTTTATATAGGAGGCGGGGTAGAAAACTACGAGGTCGCCAGCCAGATACTATCGATGAACGAGGAGGAAATAGCCAAATCCTACCTCGAAGATTGCGACCCGAAAGACTGGCAGAGCATGCGTCGATACCGGGAAGACCTCATGTGCGATGCCACGGACATCTACAAAACGGCTATCGCTATGGTAAAAGCCGATATTCAGAAACTAAAAAACATACAGGACGAGGTAGAAAGTTTTCTTGAAGACCATATAGGAGAAAACATGGACGGTCACTATCTCGACGGACATATAAACTATGAAGTAGATTTGATCGACAAAAACGTCGATGTCAGCATTCATTACGACGCATACAATCACAAGGAATGGGACAACGGCGACTATTTAACGCCATCTTCTAGTAGTGGCTACATCGATACAGAATACACGGTAACCGTATTCGACGAATGCGGAAATGAAGAATTTGAGTTTAACGGTAATTTCCAAATATAACAGTCATGATATTCTACAAGTTGTTTACCCTGCTCGCCATACTGCTTATGCTTTCCTCGATATTCGGGGTAGTCGCTTCGCTCATCAATGCCAACCTTTGGCAACTGGTAATAAGTATATCCCTGTTAGCGCTGTCATCGATGGCTCTTGCCGGGCAACAACAAACCGATAAGAAACTATAACAAAATCACTAACACAATGGAAAAACGATTAAAAGATTAATGGATATGGGAATAGAAGATACAATTATCAAGGTAGTGAGAGATGAAAACAATATGCTGCTCGGAAAATTGGAAGATGTAATTAACCATGCAATATCCGGTATAAAGAAAGGCTATGGAGATGTGTTCTTGCCTGATTATGTACCGGTTAGAAAGGCAACAGAATTATTAGGGTGTTCTTATAAAGAATTGTTGAAGCGTTTGAATGCAATTAACGCCAAGCCGGAAAAAGTCGGCACACGTAACTGTATTACCAGAGATGAACTTTTGAAAATCATGAATTAAATAAGTAGCTATAATTCCATATAAATCAAGCATATTCACCGCCCGTCCGGGAGGATATGCGGTGTATAAAAAGAAACATAACCCTTTAAAATAAAACAACAATGGCAACAACGACATTACCACAATTAAAGAGCCTGTTGAACGGCGATTCGGTCAAGACAAGATTTAACGAGATATTGGGGAAGAAAGCCCCCGGATTCATCTCCTCGGTCATTTCAGCCGTCAACGGGAACACCATGCTCCAAACGGCCGAGCCCCAAAGCATACTCAACTCGGCGGTCATAGCCGCCACGCTCGACCTGCCTATCAATAGCAACTTGGGTCTATCGGCCATCGTTCCCTATTACGACTCCAAGCTGAGGACGACAGTAGCACAATTCCAGCTCATGTACAAGGGACTGATAGAGCTATGCCTGCGAAGCGGACAATTCTCGTCACTCATAGACGAGGTGGTCTATGAGGGTCAACTTGTCAAGAAGAATAAATTCACGGGCGAATACATCTTCGACGAGGATTCAAAGACCTCCGACAAGGTCATCGGCTATATGGCCTATTTCCGGCTTGTGAACGGGTTCGAGAAAACACACTACATGACAGTAGGGGAAGTCGAGGCACATGCCAAGAAGTATTCCCAATCCTACAAGAAAGGGTTCGGAGTATGGAAAGACGACTTCGACACGATGGCACGAAAAACGGTTTTAAAACTTCTTCTCGCCAAATATGCTCCCAAATCGATAGAAATGCAACGGGCTATCACTTTCGACCAAGCCACGATAAAGGGAGATTTGACACAGCAAGATACCAGCGTGGACGAAGTGGAAATCGAATATGTCGACAACGATACGGCGACCGACCGTCTGAGGGAGATGGCCGTCGAAGCAGCCGAGCAACCGGAATCTGAAAATGTCAACGGACAAGGACTGTTTGAGTGATGGAAGCGCAAAGGACTCTTGAATGGTACAGGAAGCGCCTCGGCTGTTTCACGGGCAGCCGCATAGGCGACCTGATGAAAGCGAACCGAAGCGGAAACGGGTTCGGGGAATGCGCCATGAACTATATCTACCAAGTAGCCGGAGAGCGCATGCTCAATCCCCTGCTGTTCGAGGACGACGAGGTTTTCGAAAGTTACCTCTATCAAACCGACATATCCTCGAAACAGATGCGATGGGGAGCAGAGCAGGAACCCGACGCACGCAGACTATACGAGTTGAAAACAGGTCGCCGTGTCGTCGAGGTAGGACTGTGCAAACACCCCACCATCGCCCATTTCGCAGCCAGCCCCGACGGATATTATTACGATGAGAATAATCGGGAAAAAGGGGTAATCGAGATAAAAAGCGTGGGAACGGCCACATACGCCAAATACTTCCACAAGATAAAGGATAACGATACCCTCCTGTTCACGGAGCCTAAGTACTATTACCAAATCATGTCCGAACTCATGTGCGTTGAAGCCGATTGGTGCGATTTCATCGTATATAACCCGTTCGAGAAGCCCTCCATGTTTATCAGACGGATATATCCAGATGATAACATCTTCAAGAAGATAGCCGAAAGGATATACGAAGCCGATGAATTAGTCAATGAAATAATCAATTCATGAAAGACTATGAAATACAGTCAATCGTCAGTCTGCTGGAAAGAGCGGCAAAAGCGTTGGAAAAGTCCGACGACTACCGGCATAAAGAGCTGGCAAGATTGATGAGAAATAAAGTCAAACGATTAAATAAGAAATACAATGGACAAAAATGAGATCTTAAATAGCGATTGGGATGTCCGCAGTTTTGTGGCGAGGAATCCCAACACTCCCACCGATGTGCTTACGGAGCTAGCAAAGGATAGTCACTGGCATGTCCGCCGTCATGCGGCAGGGAATCCCAAGTTAAAAGAAGTTTTAACCGATAAAAAATAAAAGCGATGTTTTACGAAATCAAACTGAAAGTAGAAAAAGAGAACAGCAAAGGAGAGAT